CTATATTGTACAATGAAAAATGGAATAGACGTGTGTAATCTTATGGTGGAATCTAAAACAAAACCTGGTGTCACATATAAAAAATGGCCCAAATTAATACAGTTATATGAACATTTGTTTCAATATCGTCCAGAAAATTTGCATAATTCGTATGTAGACAGTCTGGTTTGTTTGCGATGTTATTTAAAAATGGAAAAAAATATAGATAATCCCGAATTTGATAAGTTAATACCTCGGCCATAAATAAGGTCTATATGTCTATATCTAAAATACTATACTTATCCCGAGCACATATCACATACTTCGTGTTCCATATTATCGTGTTCTTTTTTTTCAGGTTCAATAGTAAACTGTTGTGCTTGATGTACCGCACGTCTACGCAAATAATAAATACCAGTTTTCAATCCCTTGGACCATCCATAAAAGTGCATGGACGTTAGGTTACTATAATTTGGGTCTTCAATCCACAAATTCAGGCTTTGACTTTGACATATAAATACACCGCGGTCAGCAGCCATATCAATAACGTGTTTCATTGGGATTTCCCATACGGTTTTGTACTTTTGTTTAATTGAATCAGGCACATCTTCGAGCTGTTGAATACTACCTTTATTGGCAATAATATTATTTTTGATGTCTTCGTTCCAAATACCAAGTTCAATTAAGTCAGCCATCATATATTTGTTTGCAACAATAAATTCACCTGCAATTGTGCGGCGATTGTAAATATTGCTTGTAATCGGTTCAATGCATTCATTATTACCGAGTATTTGGGATGTTGAGGCGGTTGGCATGGGCGCCATTAATAGAGAATTGCGCATACCATATTTTTTGACCTTGTCTTTTAAACCATCCCAATCATAAGACAAACGACTATGGTCAAACTCGTCCCACAAATCGAATTGTAGTAGTCCTTGTGATGCTGGTGAGCCATCAAATGTTTCATACGCACCAACAAGGGTCGAGCCCTTGCTGATCAGTTCCTCCATAACTGGTCGTTCTTCTTTTTGAAAAATTTCGATATATGCCTCGCGGTGAATATCCGTTGTATTATAATATTTCTCGGCAATAATATCATAACGTTCTTTTGCAATATCATTTGAACATTCCACTGATGCGTGATAGATTGTTTCAAAAATCTTGAAATTAATAATTTTGGCTTCTTCGCTTTGAAATGGAATATTCATTTTAAAATATACATCGGCTAACCCCTGAACACCAATACCAACGGGACGATGACGCATATTACTTTTACGCGTTTTCGGCGTAGGGTAATAATTCACGTCAATAATTTTGTTGAGATTGCGTGTAACTACTTTTGAAACTGCGTGAAGTTTTTCATAATTATAAACCGAATTTCCACTACTATCAGTATCAATAAACGACGGTAATCCAATACTTGCCAGATTACATACAGCTGTTTCATCTTTGTCACTGTATTCAGTTATTTCAGTACATAGATTTGACGACTTAATAATACCTACATTTTTTTGATTGGATTTGCGGTTTACACTATCTTTATAAAGTAAATATGGCGTACCTGTCTCCATTTGACTATCCAGTACACGAAACCATAAATCGCGAGCTTTCATTGTTTTACGACCTTTACCAGCTGATTCATATTTCTCATAAAGCTGGTCAAACTCTTCACCGTAGACATCACTTAGCCCGGGGCACTCATCTGGACACATAAGAGTCCAATTTCCGTCGGCTTTAATGCGCTTCATAAATAGGTCAGGAATCCATAGCGCATAAAATAGATCACGGGCTTTCATTTCTTCATCACCGTGATTTTTACGCATTTCTAAAAAGTGCTCAACATCCCCGTGCCACGGTTCCAAATAAATAGCAAAACTGCCATTTCGCTTACCACCACCTTGGTCAACATATTTGGCGGTATTATTAAACACACGTAACATGGGTACGATTCCATTAGAAATTCCATTAGTGCCTCGAATGTGACTTCCCGATGCTCGAACATTATGAATATGTAAACCTACACCCCCGGACCATTTTGAAATCATTGCACAGTCTTTCAATGTATTATAAATACCATCAATACTGTCATTTTCCATACCAATTAAATAACAGGAACTAAGTTGGGGATGAGGTGTCCCTGCATTAAACAGAGTAGGTGTACCGTGTGTAAAATATTTTTGACTTAAATAAGTATAACTTTGTTTCACACTTTCCAAATCGTTTCCGTGAATACCAATACTAACACGCAACCACATATGCTGTATACGCTCTACAATCTGTGTATTAATGCGCATTAAATATGCACGTTCCAATGTTTTAAATCCAAAATAATCAATAAGATAATCCCGACGGTAATCAATTAAGCTTTCCCATACCTCTTTATTGGAATTTACAATGTCTATAAACTCTTTTGTAACCATCGGGCTGTGTTTATTGTGTTTATCCTTGAAATTATATAGCTTATTCATTACGGTAAAGAAAGACTGTTTAATATTTTTCTGATGATTTGAAACAATTAAATGATTCGCTAAAATATTGTATTCGGGTCGAATAGAAGACATTGCCGCGCATTGTTCGGCCATAAGTTCATCTATTTGACACGTTGTAATACCGTCATATAACTGATCAATTACCTTTATGGTAAGGGTTGTATAATTAAGTTTAATCTTCTCATCATTCCCTATTTTTTTCACACGATTTAGAATCTTATTAAATGAGATAACTTCTTTCCCACCATTGCGCTTTGTAACGAACATTTCCGCATCATCATTCGTAAATGAGGACATGAATACTATTTAATAACAGTATAAAAATATTTTTATATATATTTATAATTATATCATAATGACAAGAACGTGTCCAACACATATGATATTTGCGTGTGATAATAAATATGGAATCGGGTTTGATAAATCGTTACCAAACTGGAATTTACGAAATGATTTGCATAGATTTAAAACGTTAACAACTGGTGAAGGAGATAATTTTATTATTATGGGAAAAACTACGTGGTTATCGCTGAATAAACGACCATTACCAAATAGAATAAATATAATATTATCAACTACACTTGATAAAAATATAAACTATAATAATGTTGTTGTAAAAGAAACAAAAGAAGAAATAGATGAATATATCGAGGAATATAAAAAAAAGAATTCCCAAGTTTGGATCATTGGGGGCGCTCAAGTATACAAATCATATTTGCACGAGGTGGACAATATTTATTGGAGTCACGCAGCTGATTGTTTTACAGCGAATGTATTTTTAGACAATGAAGTAATCACATTTTTGGATAATCAACAATGGAACATCAATAAAACATATGAACATTCCTATATGTGCGATATGTACACATTTAAGATGTGTACCGTAAAAAAATAATTATTAAAATATTCAAAATTAACATAATTTAATTGTTTCGATTAAATTATTTACAGATAGATTATGAATAATTTTATTGTTATTGTCTTGGGTTTCAACAACAATTTTTTTCCGCGGTTTTGTGCCTCGGTGTTCATATCCGGTTTCTCTCTCTGTTAATATGGTATTCCAAGTATCTTCAATTAATGGACTTGCACTTTCAAACCATTTTTTATTTCGTTTTACCAATACACAGCTCATTTCATCCAAATAATAATAAGACCTTTTTATAACTATATGAGATTGACTATATTTAACCTGTGTCGATTCGATCCATAAGTCAATCTCTTCTTTATTTATTGCTTCATTGACGCCGCGATATACATAAAATGGTTTATAACCATCACTGTCTTCATTATTATCATACAATGATGGTTTTTTCATAAGTTGTAATATAACTCCCGTGTGGGGTTTACTGTCATTTTCATAAAATGCTTGCTCAGTTTCATATTCTTTAAACCGAGTCTCGAAGAAGTCACAATAGTCTAAATTGCAGGTTTCCATTTGTATTTGCATTTGAACCCAATATTCCTCTTTTGGTATACCCGTGATTTCTCTATTTACAATATTTTTAATTTCCAACATACGACCATATAGAGGACTATTCGGGTCTATGTTTATACCATCTGGGGATGCACCAATATATTCGAATTTTTCGTGAGTAATACACCCAAAATCGCCGACTTTTGTTTTATGTATATCTTCATATAACATAACACTAACGGGTTCATATTTATTACCCCATTCCATCGGTCCACCGTAATAATGAGATGACTTCGAATTAACATTACATTTTTCATATATGATACTATTTCGCGTAGATTCAGATTTGAATATTTTCCATAGGTTACTCGCCGTTATCATATTTTTCCGTTTTGTATACCATTCCTCACTTTTTTGGTCGGGTTGGGGTTTATTTTTCAATAATTCGATGGTGTGTTCGCTATTATTGCAATATGTAATGGTGTTTAATGGAATGGTATATTCAGGTATATCATTACATACAAGAACATTATCGATGTGTTGTTTATAATGATATGAGTCTGTTTCACCAAATGTGATATCTAAACACGTTTCTAGGTTTTTCTTATATTTATGTGAATAATAATTAACCATCGAATCACTAATAAGTGAGTATATCGTATCGTATACACATTCTAAGTCATACTCATTATCAATAGTCATACTATTATCATCATCATCGTCAAACGAATCATTCATATTTTCTAAATCCATATAATATATATTAAATTATATTTTTAATATCTACTTATTCAATTTTTTGTCTCTTTTTCATTGTTTCGCTTAGTTTTGTTCTTTTTTGGGGTCAAGCTGGCCAATATACTTTTTTTCCCGTCGTTTCGTATAGAAAAATTATGATTGTTATTATTGTAATATAGTCCCGGGATTCCTGTAATTTTCATAGTTTCTTTATTATAAATAACGTCGGTAATTTTTGTTAATCGATTCTGGGCAACACAATTAATAAAATACTTTTTTAATATATCACCATTTCCGTCAGTTGACGTGCAAAAATCGTCAGCATAATCGTTGAGTAATTTAATTTTAATGTTCTTTACTAATTTATTCCACGGCTTACATACACTCGAATTTGTGTCATTCTCTAATAATCTTTTAATCTCGTCATTCGTGTCATTCTGTTCAAACATATTCTATCTATAATATATTTATATAGTTATATCTATACTATTTATAAAAGTGTATTTATGGAAAGCAAAAGTGTATTTATGGAAAATAAAATAGTATTATTAGAAAAACCAAAAAAAAACAGGAAAATAACAACCCATAAATTATGGAATAATAATATAAACTGTGCTGAACAATTATTGTTGGTGAAAAATATTCAAAACAAAATCGTATGCAATGACAGTATTATATTACAACAACAAATCAATCGAAAAATACAGGGATACAAACAACAGGACAAACTTAAAAAATTGTTTGATGAATTAAAATTCATTAATATAGAGAGGATTATAGAACTGATGATTAATCAGGAGAACAAATGTTACTATTGCAAGGAGTCTACCATTTTATTTTATGAAAAAGTAAGAGAACCAAAACAATGGACATTAGAACGTATCAATAATAAAATGGGGCATAATAATGATAATTGTGCAATATGCTGTTTAAAATGTAATGTTACACGCAATACAATGTATTTAGAACGGTTTAAATTTACAAAGGAGCTTGAAATAGTTAAAAAAACATAATATAAATAGTACTGAGTATATTATTTATATGGAAGAAATCGAAAAAAAATTAGACCAGTTTATAATAAATAATCGTATACCTCATATTATATTTCACGGTACCCATTCTGTTGATAAAAAAACGATTATTAACAAATTCGTACAAAAAATTTATAATTATAATAAGGAACAAATTAAAGAGAATATATTATCAACTGACTGTTCTTATGGTAAGGGTATTAAATTTATACGCGAAGACTTAAAATTCTTTGCAAAGGCAAATATTAGTTCAAGCAATACGAATTTGTTTAAGTCGATTATTTTATACAATGCAGATAGTTTAACGGTAGATGCTCAATCTGCATTACGGCGGTGTATTGAAACATTTAGTAATACTACGCGATTTTTCTTAATTGTTGAAAACAAATATAAATTATTAAATCCGATATTGTCCCGTTTTTGTGAAATTTATGTACCAGAACAAATCGACAATGGACGAATTATTACAAATAATAATTGTTATGATTTAGATATTTATGTAGAAGAAATAAATAATAAAATGACTATATTAAACCAAAATACTGATATTGGACATAATGATTTATTAAATTTAAGTACCCATTTCTACGAAAATGGAGTAAATTGTTTGCATTTTATTGAATGGTTAAAAAAACAAACACCGATAAATATGTCAGATATATCCGACATTTGTTTGTATTTTGATAAAGTAAAATCGGATTTTAGGAACGAATCTTTATTGTTTTTGCATATTTTAAATTATTATTATTTTCGTTTAAAAATTAATATAAAATAGTAATAATATTATATTTATAATATGGATGACTTTGTCATATCAAACCTGCACGAATCACGAAATGAGTGGTGCGCCCGCCTTGTTTCTATATTGAGTCCCCTTGTTGTAGATGGGTTTAAATCTATATTTAACGAGTCGTGGAAAATGTGCATTGATAATGATGAATTAAATAAATATTTAATGACGTTTCAAGAGTTATTAAAAAGTATTCCAAAATGGAATAACGAAATTATCAGTGAAGAGCGAAAGCGAATTATTGAACGTAGTGGTTGTAATTATTTAGAAGATTTGATTACGTGTGTTCATATTATTCAATTGAAGGTGTTGACTTGTATTCGGGTGGGAAATAAACAAAAACAAATAGATATTTCCACACCTAAATTAGACGATTTTATTCATAAAGTATACATTCACTGCGCGCGTAAAATTTATTCCAATGTATATTTGTTTGAGAAAAACATCTCACCGTTGCAAATTCAAAAAAACAATCGTGAATTAGAAATTATAATTCAGGAATGTATTTTGGTCGCTATTCGTGATTCTATTCCAACTGAATCAATTATCCGCGCATATATGGACGAAGCATTAGAAGAGGAAGAACAAGTATTCATCGAGTCCATACCAAATGAAGAAGTAAAAATGACAGGAGATGGAATCGAGTCTATGGAAAATAAAGACGTAATTAAAAATGACGATCACATTAGTGAAATCGTAGAATCTGGTAAACCCCCCGAGCAGGTCTTGGGTATAACAAATACAGATGATGAAACTCCCGTGACGCGATTAACATTTAATGATATGGATAGTGTTTTAGACGAAAGTAATAATGTTAAAAATATAGAAGCCCCCAAGACGTTTGAACGTTTAGAGGAAATGAGTATGAATCGTGCACTTGAAGATAAATTAAATGCACAGGACCCCGATGATATCGATGATGAATTGAAAATCGGGGAAGAACTCATTGATTTGAATGATTTTGAAGACCTAAGTTCCGTTAAAACGAAGGAACCCTCACTTGATGATATAATATTAGATGGTGTTGAAGAATTATAATAATTCGTATAATTAATGAAAAAAATCCATACTAATATTTTATTATGGAGAAAGAACTTACTTTCTCGCTTATTATTGTACTCTTTTACAGTTTAATGAAATTTGCAGAAATGAAGTTTATTGAAAAGGAAATGAAACCAATTAAGGTATTGATTCGTGATAGTTTTATGGTGTTCGTATCGTCGTTTGTTGGTTCTTATTTATTTATAAATTATCATCAAACATTTAGTAATTTTTTTAGCATTGTTACGGATAAAAATATGCTGGATATGTCTGATACCCGTGTTTATACTGATAAACCCTCTTTTTAATCCAAACCGCGGAATAACTAACGTTTACTAAGAAGAAATTCAATCTATTGTAGGTATTGAATTTCTTTATTGATTTAAATTTGTATAAAAATGATTAAATATACGAATTATATATAAATATGGAACAAGTGGATTATAAGGAAAATGTTCTCAATATATTGCAAAATGAAAAAATAAAGGCTATACGAATCGGCAATAAAATACGAGCAAGTGCATTTAAAAAAGGTTATGAGGGGGTATTAATGCACGAGGAACCAGTATACGATATAGACGAATTAATAAATATTAAGGGCATTGGTAAAGGTATTGTAAATACAATTAAATATAATTTAAATGAGAATTCAGATAACAAAGATATAAATGATCCTGAAAAAAAGGAAAAAAAGGAAAAATATGATTTATTGGAATCACTTACACACATTCACGGGGTAGGACCAAAAAATGCTGAAATATTAATGAACAAAGGTGTGTCGAGTATTGCTGATTTACGTAAAAAACTTGAAACAAACCCAAAATTATTAAATGATGTACAAAAAAAAGGGTTGAACTATTATGAAGATATTTTGCAACGCATTCCACGCAGTGAAATTGTAACTTATGAAAAACTGTTTTTAGATGCATTTGACGAATTGAAAGAAGATGATAGTCGGTTTATCATTGTAGGGAGTTATCGTCGAGGTGCAGAAACATCGGGAGATATTGACATATTTATAAGTTCGAAAAATAAGGATGTATATACGAAGTTTATCGATAAATTAGTCAATACAAATATAATAGTGGAAGTGTTATCAAAAGGACCTACAAAAACGCTGGTGATTACAAAATTAAATGATAAAAGTATTGCGCGTCGTGTAGATTTTTTGTATACGCCAATTGAAGAATATCCATTTGCTATTTTATATTTTACCGGAAGTAAAGATTTTAATACAGTTATGCGTGGTCAGGCATTAAAAATGGGATATACATTAAATGAACACGGAATTTCAATTAAGGATAAAGGAAAACCCAAAGGAGATAAATTAGAAACCAAATTTACAGAGGAAAAAGACATTTTTGATTTTTTGGAGTTAGAGTATCGAGAACCAAATGAACGAAAAAATGGATTTGCTGTCAAAAAAATAAAGAACGCAACCGAAAATAAAACGTTAAAAAAACAAATAATACAAAATAAAACAGGTTCAAATAAACTAACTTTAAATATAGAATATCCGGCAGTAGCAGGGACAGCGAAATTGGAAACAATTAATATCGCAGAAGATGACGTCAATGACCATTTAGATATAGAAGATATATCGACACAAGAAGCATCTACAATTATAGAAAATAATATTGTAGATGATAAAATAATGGTTGAAGAGAAACAAGCAATAACAAAGAAGAAACGAGGGCGTCCCAAAGGAAGTAAAAATAAAACAGTTAAAAATATAAAACAACCGAAAGAAAATAAATTCCCCGCTATGCTTGAAGAAACTATCCGGGAAAATGAAGAAGATATGTATACAAACCAGACAAATAATATTATAGATGTATTACCCGATACAGTTGAACCTGTGATTAAATTAGAAAAAATAGAAACAAATATAGAAGATGGAGAACCTATTGTGTTAGAAGAACCTGTATTAGTAGTCCCCACTGCGAAAACAAAGAAAACGCGCGGAAGGCCGGCGAAAGGAGAAAAAAACAACAAAACAAAGAAGTTAGAAAATAAATCAGAAGATAAAGTAATGAAACTAAAAGACAAGGACGTTTTACAACGCATGAACGAATTTAAATCAAAAGGTATGTCATATTTAGAAACACTTTCTAAAAATGAAATCAATGCACTCATAGTACTTGCAAATAAACAATTCCATTCTTATGTGGGAGAGAAAGATAGGCCGATTTTTACAGATAACGAGTATGATATTGTAAAAGATTATTTGGAACGCAAACATCCTGATGCTCCGGCATTAAAAGAAATCGGTGCACCGATTGAAAAGCATAAAGTTGAACTTCCTGTAAATATGCCTTCAATGGATAAGATAAAACCTTCCACCAATGCAGTTGATACCTGGAAAGGGAAATATAAAGGACCATACGTAATTTCTTGTAAATTAGATGGCGTAAGTGGTCTATATTACACATTAAATGGAGAACATAAATTATTTACTCGCGGAAATGGTAGCGTTGGTCAAGACGTGTCCCATTTATTGAAACATATAAAAATCCCTGATATCAAAGATATGATTGTACGTGGAGAATTCATTATTGCAAAGGATACCTTTGAAAATAAATATAAGAAGGACTTCTCTAATGGACGTAACTTAGTTGCCGGTATAGTAAACAGTAAAAAGTTTGATACAAAGGTCAAAGATGTTGAATTTATTGTTTATGAAAAAGTACAACCGGAAATGAAACCGAGTGAACAAATGTCAACAATGACAGAGGAAGGGTTCTCCGTTGTTCAAAATAAAAGTATAAATGAAATAAATAATGAAACACTGTCTAATGTATTGGTTGATTGGAGAAAGAATTATAAATATGAAATAGATGGTGTTATTGTAAGTGACGATGCGATTTATAAACGTGCAAATAAAAACCCGGATCATTCATTTGCTTTTAAAATGGTAATGAGCGACCAAGAAGCGGAATCCAAGGTGGTTGATGTGTTATGGAGTGTAAGTAAAAATGGATACTTGAAACCCCGTGTTCGCATTGAGCCGATTAATATTGGTGGTGTAAAGATTGAATATGCGACTGGGTTTAATGGTGATTTTATTGAAAAGAATAAAATAGGTGTAGGTGCATTAATTAAGATAATACGCAGCGGTGATGTAATTCCTTATATTAAAGAAGTAACAACTCCCGCGGAAAACCCCAAAATGCCGGATGTTGATTATACGTGGACATCCACCCACGTAGATATTATATTGACAAATAAAGAAGGAAATAGTGAGATGCTAGAAAAAACGGTTACTATATTTTTCACCAGCTTAGATGTAGCAAGTTTATCATCCGGAAATGTTAAACGTTTAATTGCAGCGGGTTATAATTCTATATGTAAGATTTTAGAAATGAAAGAAGACGATTTCTTGAAGGTGGATGGTTTCAAAGAAAAAATGGCAAAGAAGATATATGAAAGTATACAGGAAAAAATGAAAACGGCTTCATTGGTTAAAATAATGGCGGCGTCTGGTAAAATGGGTCGTGGTATGGGAGAACGTAAATTAAAACCGATTATGGAGAAATACCCGGACATTTTAAATACGACTGATCGTCCCGAAGAAAAAATATTACTGCTGCGTCAAATAAATGGCGTTGGACCCGAAAATGCAAAAACGTTCGTGGAAAATATTGGTTCATTTTTAGAATTTATGCGTCAATGTAAACTCACATACAAATATGAAGAACCGCCCACCAAAGATATGACGACGGACACAGCCGAACGTGTAATGGATAAAACCAATCGGTTATTTAATAAGAAAATTGTAATGACAAAAGTACGTTCAAAAGAAATCATTGAAAAATTACCGATTTTTGGCGCAGAATTGGAAAATAATATATCCAAAAATACCTTTGCGCTAATCACAAAATCAAAAGAGGAAACATCCAATAAAATAATAAAGGCTCAGGAAATGAGCATTCCTATTTTTACACCGGATGAGTTTATTGAAAAATACTTGAAATAGTAATGTTGCCGAAAAAGAGTAACAAAGTGTATATTATATAATGTAGTATAATATACAATGCGGAATTCATTACACAGATATGTTTGTAATAATCATATAGAATTATTAATAGAAACACTGTTATCCCCGTGTAGAGGGATTTGTAAATTATGTAAACAAAAACGAGTAAATGGTTATTCGAATCCAGACCATGTATCAAACCCATTTGGCTATTTATATTTAATACCCCGTTTATGTGAGAGTTGTGCTGTTAAACATCAAAAATGTATGTGGTGCAATTATTAAGACCGTTTTTTTCCACCAAACGATAGGGCATTGTCGTCGATATCGTGTTCATAACCAGCATCATCTAATTGTTTATTGAAATTATCATTATCGTATAATAATCCTGCTATATCGACATTTTCAATAACTTTATCGTTATTTTGTATTGTTCCATCCTTCATATATTTTCCAATATACACATCTTTATTACCTAACGCATATACTTCATCTTTTTCATTTCGATATACAATAATTCGGCCATTTGATACTGGAATAGTGGGATTTTCAACATCTATGTAATACCCCCATCGGTGAGCTTCAATAATTGCGTCGTCCCGTTTTTGTTTTTTTTTTAAAAAGAAATCAATATCTTGGGGCTTCAATGGTTTTTTTGGTCTTGTTGGTGGAAAAGAACCTTTCGGGTTTTTTGTAGGAGAACGTTCTCCTCCTTTTATCGAACCACATTCACCTATTGTTGCGCCCGAATATTTTATATATTCTTTAAAATTGCACTTTGTGCTGCGATTACCACGACATTTTCGGCATTTTTTCTCATATTTTTTGATCTTCTTTTCATTGGTTCCTTCGTCTATAAAATGCGACAATTTTTTGCATGTGTTACACCGTCCATATTTTACTTTTGGGGGGCATTTCTTCACCGCATTAGAATTATTCATTAAACTTTCAAATCCGGATTTACCGAATGTTTTATTATTATAACACACATTTTGTTTTGGTACGAGCGAGCTTATAACCGCAACCGTACCAACCGCAACAGGCATAAACATTTGTATATTACCCCCTTTTCGTCTTTTTAGTGTTTTATTTTTTATTTTTTTCGTTTTCATTTTTTTACCCTTCTCTGTTTTCATTTTATATTATAATTATAAAATAAAATAAAATTTATACATAACTCTCTACGTTGTTTACATAAAATGTGCGCAAAGAGTCCTCACTATTATCGGTCGTTTCATAAACTTTGAAAAAGTCACTTTCTAATTGTGCGACGGGGGTATGGTTATGGACCTGGCGAGCAATCATTTTGTATAATTTAAAATTAGGATAACGCTCTTCTCCGTTTTTTTTATATAAAATGTTTTTTCCATTGTCATCAGTACACCAACGTGCAATTATTTGTTGGAAATCATTCAGTTTATTAATTTTCATTTCACTATCAATTACAAAATCATAAATAGAACAACCTAAACGACACAAATCAAAGCTATAATTCGGCATAATCTTTTTTTTGGAAAAATCACAGAAGGGTTCGAAATTATATTGAGTATGGGCATCACCCCCTTCTTTAAAACTGTCACTGCAATATGTTATATTATTGTATGTTATGATTGCTCTACCAAAGTCAATCATTTTATAAATACGTCCATAAGTTGGTACCTTATATACAACGGAATTATAATGATAATAAATATATTCATAATCTACTTCATCGTACATAATATTATTTGTATGAAGATCATTGTGCGTAAAATTAAATGCCTTCTGTAATGTAATTAATATCATAATAATTTGAAATAATGCAGATCGTCCTTGGTCTTCGTCAATCACATTATTCGCCAATAAACTATCAAATGTATTATTACATTTTTCCAGACATATCATTTGAACAGGAAAATCCTTAATATATGCATACAATGGATCTTCTTCAATACTACTTTCGTCTTCACCTTCTTCATCGTCTTCTTCACATTCTCCTTCATCTTCTTCTCCCGAAATATTAATTTCTTCTTCGTCTTCTGTATGTTCTTCGTCAGAATCCTCATTATCCGACACAGACATAATACTGTTATCACTACAACTTTTATCAGCATTGTCATTCTCATACACAAGATCTAATTTACTTTTTTCACTGTTCAAAATATCATTTATTTCCAATGTTTCAACATCAATTTCTACATTATCGTCAGCTATTTCTAAAACAGGTTTATTTTTTAATGACGTTTTATTTGTATACTCAGAATATGTGTCTTTGTCAAAAATGTTGGTATTAAATAATTTTCCTAGACCATTTTCAAAAAAATCATATGATTGTAAATAATCAATATCATCTATAATATTGATACGGTATTGGTTTTGAATACCGATATACGAACCATAATACTCAACGCTATTGAAAAAGTTATAATGTTCTCTAAGTTTATTTATTAGGAGGCAACACATATTATCTACATATGATGTGTTATGTATCGACTGAATTTTATAATGAAGTTCTTCATTATTATAATAAGGTAATTCTGTTAAATGTAAATCGTGTTTATATTTACCAATCATATAGTGACAAGGATCTAAAAGTGGAGCATATTTAAAAAATATTTGTTTGTCTATTTTGACATCGTTTTCATCGGTTACTGTATGGTTGTCATATAAGTGATATTTGTGATTAAATTGAGCATATGTGAGATTTTCATTATTGTAGTCTTTATAGCAGGGATTAAATGCAACTAAACTATCGATATCAAAAGGGTTATAATCCTCGTTGTCATTTTCCCATTTTTTGGGAGTTACTATTGGTTTTTCTAATAAATTAATACTAAATTTAGTCATTTGTTCTAATAATGTAAAACTATTTAATAAAATTCTAAATTAAACACATTCGTTATATAAATTAAAAAATCATCAAAGGTAATTGTATAATGACATTGGAACTTAAAAAATTTGACATGCGTAATATTACGTTTAAGCCTGATGAGAATAAAGGACCCGTAATCGTAATGATTGGTCGCCGTGATACTGGTAAATCATATTTAGTGCGCGATTTATTATATCATCATCAAGATATTCCGGTTGGAACTGTTATATCGGGAACAGAAGCAGGTAATGGTTTTTATGCACAACACGTACCTAAATTATTTATTCATGAAGAATATAGCAGTATTTTAATAGAAAACATTTTAAGACGGCAAAAAGCAGTATTAAAACAAATGAAAAAAGAAGAAGCAGCTTATGGACGTAGTCGCGTTGATCCTCGCACATTTGCGATATTAGACGATTGTTTATATGATCAATCGTGGACACGTGATAAATTAATGCGATTGTTGTTTATGAATGGTCGTCACTGGAAAGTAATGTTAATTATAACAATGCAATATCCATTAGGTATTCCCCCGAATCTTAGAACAAATATAGATTACGTATTTTTATTACGAGAACCCTATATGACAAATCGAAAGCGTATATGGGAGAATTATGCATCAATGTTTCCAACATTGGAATCGTTTAGTGCAGTAATGGACCAAACAACGGAAAACTATGAATGTTTGGTTATAAACAATAATGCAAAATCCAATAAATTAAATGACCAAATTTTTTGGTATAAAGCCGAAAGTCGACCCGATTTTAGACTGGGTTCAAAAGAATTTTGGGAACTGTCAAAAGGAATTAATTCAGACGACGAAGACGATGCATATGACCCAAATAAATCACATAAAAAAAGTAAAGGACAACAGATCAACGTTAAAAAGACAAAATGGTAACATAAAAATCTGTTAATCTGCGTTTTCATTTTCACTTTCAGTATCAACCAGGTCATTATAATCACTATTTACGTTATTGTTATTATTTGTATTAATATAAATATTATCATCGCGTTCACTTTCGGTATCACTTTCAGTATCAACTAAGTCATTATAATGAGTATTTCTGTTATTGTTATTATTTATAATAATATTAATATCATCATTTTCATTCTCACTTTCACTACTATCATCTGTTTCAATGATTCGAGTGACTCGCATGTCTCTTTTAAATATATTAGTACATATGGGTTTTAGTTTTATAATTTGAATGTGATTATCTTTAAATTCTTCATTATCTTCTGTTTCGTAAAATTCTATGTATTTGTCATTCACTGGTGTTTGATAGGTTTTGTCATTATGTATAATGTGTTTTACTCTACCAAACCTATTATTATACATTATAAAACGTTTCATTTTATAAAAAAACAGAGTTTCGTAATAATTTATTTTAAAAAAATCATTACTATAACTCATTAATAAATACAATTTATAATATGGCGTAAATACATTAATAATTAATTTCTTATCAAAATCGGGAGACACGTGTAACTTATAACGGCGAATTTTTATTTCACTGTTAACAAAATCAATCATTCTCAAAATTTTTATATATAATACATTGGTTGTCAGATTACGTAGATCATCCTTTATAAATTGTTCCTTTAATAAACTCATATTATGCTCTTGAAATTCATAAATGTTAAAATCGACTTTAAAAAAATTATAAAGGATTTCATTAAAATATAACGTATCGAACTTCATCTTGAAATAAAAATTATATAAATCCGCTTTTGAGAAATGTATATTATTATATGGATTTTTAATGGGAATTGGAGTAATAAAGAAGTCGTCTCCTCCTGTCATTTTATCATTTAAAATTTTAAATATATCGGTCATTTTAAATAAATATTTTTTCTTATGTTGTACAATACAAATAACATTTTTACTGGTTTCACTTATTTCAGTAAATCCCATATCCGTATTTATCTGTGTCTTGTAATATTTATGTTTAAATAATTCCCGGAATCTTAATAACCCAAAATAACATTTTTGAACTGCGCAGAATATATCTTCCATATATTTTCGTTGGTTACTCGTAATAAACGGGTGTTCAATCCTATCCTTATAAAAACTAAATTTAGATTCAAACTCACTATTATATTTATGAATACATATATCTAAAAATACAGATTTGGCCCTTGCATAGTCATAGTCACTATCATATTCGTTTTGGGAAATTTCAGTTGATAAATTCATATAATGTATAAAATCGTCGTCATAATTTATTGGTTCATAATCCTTTTTACATTTTAACACTCGATAAATAATTTTTCGATATAATTCCATTATATAAAAATAATATTTAGTTTTATATAATTTAAACAACATTTTAATCACTCTTCGTAGAGTCATCATCCTTCACAGTGCGTTTCTCTTGGTCGGTCAATACATCTTTAACGTGCTGTTTAATCCCTTCGTCGGTGGCAACTTCCCTACTATCAAAATCAACAGTATCTGTTACACCCGTTAAATTACCATCTTCGTCAATGGTTTGTGTCAATACATTTCCAGATTCTTCCGCCTTTTTAATATTGTCTCTGATCGCGTTTTCCTTTGTTTCGCGTACACGTTTTTCAAATTCATCCTTTGCTTTGGACTCGTTTTTAACCTTTTCACTGTGCAACTGATTTAGCTCTTCTTCCATAAATTCAACACGACCAGTTTTGTACGCATCGGGGTCCCAGGGAATCCACATACCGACCGGTCCCACGAAAATATCGTGATTGGGGTCAATATCACGCAATGATTTACAACGACGCTCTGCTTCCTCCTGTGTATTATAAACCCCTCTCACTTTTAGTCCACGTACAGAAGTCTGGAATACATTTTTACGATTAAAATCTTCATTCAAACGTTCTTCGTTCTTATCCATAAACGTTTTATAATCGTCTTCAATAGTATTTTTTTTGAGATTACCCTGTTCCTCTTTTACAAATTCATTAAAATCGGCAATCGCAGTTTCAACATTTAGATTATATTTATAAGACATAAAATGAATAAAGTCAAAGAATTTAGACATTGATTTAGTAAAATCCCACGATTTAATAAATTCTTCAAATAAGAAGTGTTCTCTGCGTTTTAGAATATTTTCAGGAGAAACAAAGGACAAACAAGTGAATTTTTGTCCGGCAAGTGTGGCATCCTCGTCGCACAGGTCAACATATTTAGGATTCGACTCCCCATCAATCATTTTTCTTTCAAAACCCGACATATAATAATACATATAAACTTTTATTTATATTATATTTTAGAATTATTTTGTATTCATATATTATAAAATGAACGGTGTGTTTGATTTCCAAGAACTCGTTAAACGTGTTGTTAAGTACCTAGTTGAAGGTATTGTTGTTGCCATTGTTGCCTTTGCTGTACCCAAGAAGCAACTTAATATTGAGGAAGTTATTATTATCGCCCTTGTTGCCGCTGCAACATTTAGTATTCTCGATGTATTCATTCCGTCAATGGGTGAGACCGCTCGCACAGGTGCTGGCTTCGGTATTGGTGCAAACCTCGTCGGTTTTCCCCGGGTCGCTTAAATAATTTATAATGTTTAGATTTTATATAAATATTATAATGGATGTCACTTACAAAAACGTTATTATGTTTTACCAAACTACTTTAAGAAATGTTGGGCTTTATACGTCGATTTCATTCGCCGCTCTTGGATACAGTCGTTATTATCGAGGTAAATCGCAAACATATAACATTGGATTAATCACAATCAGTTTAATATTCAATTTAATTGCGTTTGCTATTAATTATTATTTATTAGAAGATATGGTTTCTATATTACGTACGTATAAAGAAGACCCAAATGCGTCTCTCTCATTAGATAAATGGGTGCGAATACCTAAATTGGTAGTGGTATTGCAATTAACCTTGTTTTTGTTTGGCGCATATACATTATTTAAAAATATTAAACAGTAGGGAAAAATTGCCAATCTAATGTTTTACATACTTCTTTCCAAATCATATCCTGTTCCAATTGTTTTTCACGGTCCTTCATCATCGGTATAAATGGTAAATACTGGTCTTGATCTAGCAATACACATAATTGATATAATGTGTATGTGTAATTAAAAAAATTAGTGCGATTGGGAGGACAGTGAATTGCCCACGGCTTTTGTATTTCAATAAACAATACACATAAGGTTTCGTGTAATTCTTCATTCATTATGGGGGGTTTGATTCCAAATATCGAATTAATATATTGAATATGTTCAAAATATTTATTTAATCCTAATTTTCGCAATATTTCTCGCATTTTACCATAATTTAATTGTGATTTATCTGTAATTCGCTCCTTCTTAATACGATTGCGTATAGCGTCGATGACTTGGTCTGGTATCTGGGTCGTTTCTTTTGCTTGAAATTGCGCCAAAATTTCCTTAAAATGATTTAATCGAATATACGCAGTATACGAAACTTCATTCGGGGGTTCTTTGTTTGACGGTTTATTTCCATCTATAATGTGGGTGATAAACTTTCCGCACGTTTTACTATTGCATATTAAAATTCCTTCGTCTTCTTGTGCAATAAATTCTCCTTCATTACAAAAAATACAAATATCACAGACCAATACATAATCTGTTATAGTTAACTTCTCTTCATGAACGTTTTTCCAGTAATTTTTATACATTTGTTTTGATTCACTGTATTTTTGGTCTTGTAAGTCACACGACTCTTTATTTTTCGCCTTTATTTTGAAAAACGTATTAATAACATTACACGTTTGTTTACTGTCATTATTATTAATCTTTTGTTTTTCTTCAAAATAGTTAAATACATACTGGGAATTTTCTAGAAAATAATTATTTTTCTCTTTTTTGTGTTTCTTTATTTTTGCATTGATTTCGGCGATTTGATCCTTAATTTCCATAAAGCGATCAATATTATTCGGTTGTAACTTATTGACTTCATTTTTGAGCGCGTCTTTTTCATTTTCTAGTTTCGGTATTACCGTTATTTCTAGGTTTTCAAAATGTGCCAACATTTGGTCGTGCTTCACATCGATGGACAATAATACTGTCGATCCTTTTTGTTTAGACGTCATTTAACATATATAGATTGTTAAATTTATATATATTTTTTACTATTTACTTTTTATCGTGTACGCGTGTTTGCGTTTTATTTAAAAAGCGTAAAAAATACAATTAAAAAAAGTTCCGTTAAACTATATGCAAACGACAACCACCGACGGAAAAACATCACCAAAAAATATAGAAATCAATCAAAAGAAATTTCAAAAAATGGTATTTTTAACAAATGCGATTGATGATGGATGGACAATAAAAAAATCAGGAGACAGTTATATTTTTTCTAAAAAACACGAAAACAAAAAAGAAGTATTTCAAAAAACATATTTAGAAAAATTCATATTATCAAATCAAGACATAAATACAATGCACAGCATTTAAGTTCGGTCCTCCATTGATTCGCAAACGTCAACATAAGGTTGGTGTTTGGGTTGTGCGTCATCATCATCGCTATCAAAAATATCAAATAATTCAATGTATTGCCAACACGGACATTGTGCATTTCCATCCCATATATGTTTACAATTATCACATTGGGTTACTGATCCATTATACAATTGCTCAACCGTATCTTTATCATACCCTGGATGCAGCATTTCAAAAATTTCAAAGTCGGTTTTCCCCAATTCTTTCATCCAATATACCCATTGTTCATAGCACTCTTTACACGTCCCCCAATCACCACCCACTCCCCTATTACGATAATTTAGCGTATTTATAATTTGGCACTGTTTACATATTGATTTACTACACATATAACAGTTTTGAACAGACCCATTTTTATTGCAACACTCGCATTTCATAATTTATAAAATATATTAATTGTGACAGCATAATCAATTTTTTAATAGATATTAATTACAAATATTTACTCCTATGTGCTGTAAATTTAACAACCGTTTAATATGCAGTTAAAAACGTACTATGCTGTAATATAGATCCTAAATAATTTAGGTGAAACTAATTTACTTTAATTTATTTTAATTTTCTCAAATTCTTTTCTTTAGTAACTATATAAAATGGGTGGTGCTCTTATGCAACTTGTAGCTTACGGTGCTCAGGATGTCTTCCTTACTGGAAGCCCTGAGATTACCTTCTGGAAAGTGTCTTATCGCAGACACACAAACTTTGCCATGGAGTCGATCGAACAGACTTTCTCTGGCCAAGCCGATTTCGGCCGTCGTGTTACCTGCACAATCAGCCGCAATGGTGATCTTGCTTACCGCACATATCTTCAGTTAACTCTTCCCGAGATTAACCAGAGCGTCGCAGCTGATGATGTGTACGCTCGCTGGTTAGATTTCCCCGGAGAGCAGTTAATCTCTCAGGTTGAGGTTGAGATTGGTGGCCAGCGCATTGACCGCCAGTACGGTGACTGGATGCACATCTGGAATCAGCTTACTCTTGCCGCCGACCAGTCCGCGGGTTACAAGAAGATGGTTGGCCAGACCACACAGCTTACCTACTTAATTGACAAGGATTACAGTGCCGTTTCCGGTGCCTGTGCCGCTACCGGGGCTGTTTCCCAGGTGTGCGCTCCTCGCAATGCCCTCCCTGAGACCACTCTTTACGTTCCCCTCCAGTTCTGGTTCTGCCGTAACCCCGGTCTTGCCCTTCCCTTAATCGCCCTTCAATACCACGAAGTCAAGATTAACATCGACTTCCGCCCCATTGGCGAGTGCTTATGGGCTGTCGATAACCTTACCTCTTCCGGTAAGTCTGTCTCTGCCGCTTACCAGCAATCCCTTGTTGCCGCGTCTCTCTATGTTGATTACATCTTCCTTGACACTGACGAGCGCCGCAAGATGGCCCAGAACCCCCACGAGTACCTCATTGAACAGGTTCAGTTCACTGGTGACGAGTCCGTTGGTTCTTCTTCCAACCGCATCAAGCTTAATTTCAACCACCCCTGTAAGGAACTTGTGTGGGTGGTCCAGCCTGATGCCAATGTTGACTACTGTGCTTCCTTAGAGAACACTGATGCCACTGGTTTATGGTCTCTCTATGGCGCCCAGCCTTTCAATTACACTGATGCGATTGATGCTCTTCCCAGCAGTCTTGAAGCCTTCACCACATCTGCCGGTGCTTCCGACTTTGTTAGCGGAAACCTTTTCGTTGATGGACCCGTTGATGTCAGTGGTAGTTCCACCATCGGCCCCTCCGTCGGTGATGCCGCCAGTTTCGTCCTTGCCGAATCTGCCCTCGATATGCACTGCTGGGGTGAGAATCCCGTTGTGACTGCCAAGTTACAGCTTAATGGCCAGGACCGTTTCTCTGAGCGTGAAGGTTCTTACTTCGATGTTGTCCAGCCTTTCCAGCACCATACCAAGAGCCCCGACACTGGTATTAACGTGTACTCCTTCGCCCTTCGCCCCGAGGAGCACCAGCCTTCGGGAACCTGCAATTTCTCTCGTATTGATAACGCGGTTCTTCAGCTTGTTCTTTCCTCCAACACTGTTGCTGGTTCCGCCACTGCCAAGGTCCGCGTCTACGCCGTGAACTACAATGTCCTCCGTGTTATGAGTGGTATGGCTGGTGTTGCTTACAGCAATTAAGTTGTTTGCATTATTCTTTGCAAAATTAAAAATAATTAAAAAAAATAATTTAATATTATAAACTATTTTTTTAAATATATATTAAAATTGATTTGATATATATAACTAAGTGTATATAAAACATAATGAGTGAGTGTCCGATTTGTATTGAGACCTATAATAAATCAAAAAAAACGAAAGTATGCTGTAATAATCCATCTTGTAATTTTAATGCGTGCAAA